AGTTGATGCAATAGTGACCCATTGATTAAGAGCAATTGCTGCTTGCGTGCCACCGTTAATTGCGTATTTTTGGTCTACTCCGTCGTAAACTTCAACTGTAGAGTAATAAGTAAGTCCGCCAGTAGGAATCCAACTGCCACCACCATTCAAATAGCCACCTTGGGCACCGATCGTGCCATCAAAGGTACGAGTTTCTTGACCACTTGTAGAAACGGCAGGTGAGAACATCCCACTCCAAACGGCACTCTGGTTATACACCGAGCTATTTAATCCACCAGCAGCAATTGTTGTGTTGGAAGATCCGGCGTCCCACGCCCAGCCCACTCCGCTTTCACCATGATAAGTAATATCATCACCATCTGCCAGCGAATAACCGGTGCTGTTAAAAGTTATGGTTGAGCCTGAATTTTCTGAAGCAGTAGTATTCGGATAAAGTTTTTTATTGTTTCCGCGAACAATGTCGTAAAGAGCGTGATTTCGTGCCCCTGCTCTGCTTTTCGTCCAGACTAAATCTGGACTAAAACTATAACCGCTGACGCTTGTTGAGTTGCCTTGGCCTGCTCCAGTAAATAATTTCGTATCAAAATACTTACTGCCATCCGCAATCGTTGGCTCAGGTAAGTTTGCTGTGCATAAGGCTTTGTAGCCGCTTGGTACGTTGCTATTGGCGAAGGCACGTTGGCCGAAGTTCCAATTCCCAGTCGCATCGGATTCACCACTACCAAAAAAGTAAGGACCACTAGTCAAACCAGTAAACGCAGCGGTCCCTGAATTTTGGATCGTCCCATTTTTGTAGAAATAAAGATTGCCACCATCAGCATCGAAAGCTATTCCTACAACGTCGTTAGTAGTAAGGGAGTTCCCGTATGAAGAATCCGAGCCGTTGTTATATGTTACGCCAGTGTGATTATATCCATACTGTGACGCTTGCGATCCAAAATAACTGGAAAAAACAAGCGCATTTGAAATACCTGCCAAGAACCTTGTTCCTGTCATCGTAAATTCTGCATACCATTTACCAGAAGAAACCCCAATCGTTGAGTAAGACTCTTTGCCGCTACCAGATCCCAAAGCAGTAATATCTAGATTGCCATTAGCAATAGTTACCTGACTCCCAAGCGTTAAAGGATTGAGCGTCGCATAATTGCCCGTGATTTCTCCGCCCGCTCCAGTGTCACTTGCTGTGTCGCCGTTGGTTGGGGTGTCAACTAGGGAGTCGTTGTCTGGAGAAGTTATTACACCGGTCCCCAACAAAGAATACGTTGCACTTGGTACATTTTGCACACGGCAGTACCTATAACGAGTGCCTGAGACCACAAGCGAGTGAGTTCCATTTGCAATCGTACCGCTATTCGGTCCAGCAACTGCACTTGCAAAACTTGGATCGTTTGATAAATACCAAGTTTGATCGCTTTGTGATCCTACGCTCCAATTAGTTAAGCTAAAACTTTGTGCAGTATTGCCAAAATCCCATGTAATTACCCAACCGCTATTTGTAGCAGTCCAAGTATTGCCGGAATAAGATCCTAAAGTGTCAACGTTACCAATTGCAGCATTGTATGCTCCGGCAGCAACACCTCCTCCTGTATAAGTAAGATGAATTATTGCTTTAGCATTAGAACTGCCAACGCTTAAATTATTAACTGTCCAGGTGTTCGAGTTACCGGATGAGTCGGTGCCCAGCGCCGCATTGCTGCTGTTATCTGCAAACTTAAGCCTGAATCCATTCGTCCCAAACGTAAGCCCGGCTGTATCAATGGCTTGCCACACTCCGTTATCGTCAAATTCCCCAAATGACAGGTGGTCAAGCTGAGACCCGTCGATGAAGTTCACCTCGGCTAGATAAGTATTATTAAAAAGTGCAGCATTCTGATAACAGCCAATCGTATGTATTACGGCAGAATTGATGTAAGTTTCTCTGTTCAGCGATGGGTAATTTGATGTAGAAAAACTTGTAACTTTTACACCATTTATATATAAAGAAACTCTTTCGGTCGAAGTGCTATTTGTCGTGTCAATTGCCAATATAAAATGATACCAAGCAGACGTATCTCGGAAAAGTTGATCTGTAGTCAGTACCCAATCAAGACTACTAGTGTAGTCGTAAATAGTTAATTTATCGGAGCTATTAAACTCAAAACCAAAACTAGTGGTTACGTCAGCTCCACTTGAAAAAAGTGTTTGTTGAGCTCCTATCTTTGCACGTTTTACCCAACTGCTCCAAGTCCACGTCTTGCGACTACCTGCAGAACTTGGGGTTCTAGATAAATAGGCAGAATCACCTGAGTTAAACCTAAGACTACGTTCAATCTCGTAGCCACCACCTCCTTGTCCAGAGGCACCGGCTAGAATATTATTAGATACTACACTCATGAATAATCAGCAGTAAAGACTGCATGAATAGAAGTTCCAGATCTCACGATGTAATCAACTCTATCTACTTTCGATGCAGCACTTAGCGTTGGTGCAGTACCTGTCGTAAAGTCCCAATAGCTACCCCAAGCTCCGGTATAACCAGTGCTACCTTGGACAAGAAAGATAGAACCTGATTGACCAGCAACTAGGTTTGTAGGGTTAGCAATTGTTGTGTTCTGACCTAATGTCAAACTAAAGTTATTAGATGCACTGAAGTCTGGAGTTACCGTAGTACCAGGCGTCAACGTAGTAATCGTTGCACGTTGTGCAGCAGTAAACGTCTGAGCAGCATCAGTTACAGCATTAGTAGCTGGTAGTGCATTTGCCTCTACAAGGGCTGAACCCTCTTTAACGTACAGTTTGTCTTGGTCTGTTGCATAGCAAATTTCTCCTTCCTGAATATCGGATACGGAGGAATTAAGATTTGAATAAGTACCCCGTGCAACACGCACTGGAGTCCTAGAAGCAGGTGTAGGCATTAGAATGATCCTCCGTCAATAGTCAAAGTAGATGAGATAGTAGATGTTCCGTTATCAAAGTTTCCTGCATCAATTGCAATTACTTTGTTATCGTCAACGTATTGTTTAGTAGCAGCATGTAAGGTCGCTGTAGGTGCAGCATGTAAGGTAATAAAACCTGTCATAGTGCCACCAGTAAGAGCAAGTCTGGAAGATACATCTGCTGTACCCCAAGACAATGAACCACTACCATCAGTAGATAAGAACTGACCGTTAGTACCAGTAGTATTAGGTAGTGTCAGCGTATAGTTAGCACCGGCACTATGTGGTGGTCCTTTAATCTTAATACCGTGAGAGTTATTCTCACAGTTAAGAGTTAGTTCACCACTACCATTTGTACCATCACCTTTGACAATAACATTATCATCAAAGCTAACAGCACCAGTAAAAGTACCGCCAGCTAGTGGCATCTTTGTAGCAATATTAGTAGTATTAGTATTACCAGCAGTCTTTGTAAAATACCTATCCTCTGGATCATTAGCAAAGTAATCAACCCAGTTCCAGGTAGAACCTGAAGAACTATATTGAATACGTGCTGTAAGACCAGAGCTACCAGTAAAGCCAACTGGATAACCAGTCAACGGTGTAAAGCTTTGGATACCCGTTGAATCAGCTACTTCGACTCGATCGTTATCACTAGGAGACGATGGAATGCCTGCTACGTTTGCAACTGGTGAATAGAAAGCAGCACTAGAGACAGCACTCTGAGCTGCGTTAGCCGTAGCCACAGCAGCCGTAGCATTGGTATCTGCTGTATTAGCTGTAGTTACCGCAGCAGTAGCATTTGTATCTGCTGTATTGGCTGTAGTAACTGCATTATTAGCTGTAGTTGTAGCAGTAGCAGCATTAGCTAGTGCCGTATTAGCAGTTGTGGTTGCAGAGTTAGCAGTTGTAATTGCTGTAGCAGCATCTGTAGCTGCTGAGTTAGCAGTATTTACAGCAGTAGTTGCATTAGTAGATGCAGTGTTTGCTGTATTAACTGCTGCTGTAGAGTTAGTTTCAGCAGTATTAGCCGTGTTAACAGCAGCCGTTGCATTAGAAGATGCTGTATTAGCAGTAGCTACAGCAGCACTAGCGTTAGTATCAGCAGTGTTTGCAGTAGCAACCGCAGCATCAGATTTAGTATTGGCTGTGTTAGCAGTAGTCACTGCTCCGTTAGCAGTCGTTACAGCAGAGTTAGCTGTGGTTACTGCACCGTTAGCTATAGTGGTAGCTGCTGCGGCTTCAGTATCAGACTCTTGTGTAACGTATAAGTTTTGAGTGAAGTTTTGGTTTAGATCCTCAGCTTTAATGGCGGAGCCAGGGAAAAAAGTAGAGCTAAGAGTATCGATAATAGTATCACGAAAGATACGAATAGCGACACCATTAGCAGGTGCTGTGGTGAATGCCAGCGTTGTAGCGTTAGCAAATGTAAATGCAGTTGTAGCAACTGTGTCAAGTGTTACCTTGACATCAGCTTGTTTCAAATATTCAAATGTAAATGAATAGTTCGTTGTAGAACCATTCCCTGTGTATTCGATAAAAGTGTTAGCCATTACGCTTTAGTGTTTGTGTTTAATAAGAAAACGCTTCCATCCGATCCAAAAATTCACGTGCTGCATCTTGTTGACCTCTTTGCAAATAAATAGAAACGGTTTCGTTGATAAACTGTTTTTTAGAAATTGCATCACGTTCAGATGACAAGGCAGCAGCAGCATTCATAGCGTTACGTAATTCAAAACGCAGTTTTTTGTGGATACCTTCAAAATTACTTAGGTCAACAGGTAACCCTTGTCTTACAGCTCTCATGTAATTTTTTCTAAACTGTTTTGCGTCAGAAGTACGCATTACACGCTTAATACCTTCTAAAAAGAATTTTTCACGACCCATAATGTTGGTAATTTCAGACCGTTGTTCAGGTGTATATTCAACGCCGCGGCCATTAGTACGAAGGCTTGGGCGTGCGTCAAACTCAACCATTTGCAAGAATTCTTTTTCTTCAGAAATTTTTCCGCTAACTTTCCAAGGCATGTAATTGTTCCAGACACGTGTCATGAAACCTTCAAACATGTTGCCAGCTTTGTCTGGGTATCCAATTCGGTCACCGTCAATCCAGTCGTATTTTTGTGGCATCTGGCTTTTGAGAAACGGCAGGCGGTTGCGTGCCATGTCAAAGGTAGTTGACTGTACTTCCTTCAGACCAGGGTCCATAAGACGTGAAATCTCGGCCATTTGACTAGACATTGGTGCGTTAGCAGCAACCAAGAAACTGCCAGCCCAACGATTAATAGCACCGACATCACCACGTGCAACGTCTAAGAATGGTTCTAAACCAGCCATAAATGACTTGTCAGTTACTGATGCTGCAAGAATAAATCCAAGTTTACGGAATTGTTCACTGATGTCATTAGGTGTAAGTGAATCCATGTTATCTGCCACGTCAGCAACCGCAGCAAACCAATTGCTGATAGGGCCAAGGTTGTCGTAACTTACCCAATTACCACCAGGCAACCTAATAGAACGCGGTTTCCAGCCAGTCTCACGACGCAATGCTTGCTTTTGTTTGTCAGCAAGACCATTGCCAGTGATTCTGTCAGTCATAAACAAGCCAACAGCAGAACTGACCATCAAAGTACCAAGAGCAGTACGACCATAAAGGTCAGCACGAATCTCTCCATACTTTTGGAACTTTTGCTCATAGCTCATTTTAGACAAGTCACCGTCCTTTAAACCACGTGACTTAAGGACATTATCAATGTCTTCCTTAGCCATGTCTTGTGGCTTAAGTTTAAAGTTGCTGTACTCCATCATAAACAAGTTATGTGGGGAGTAAGACTTAGCCAAAATAAGGTCGTTTACAGGTGTTTTGGTAAACAGCAAGAACGGCTTCATGATGGGGAACCGAGCAACTAAACCAGAAACTGCGTTCGTGGCTTCGTTGTCCACAGACATTGCAATTTCACCAGACGTAAATTTAACAACATCATCATTGATAAGACCATCTTCATCAAACATACCTTTGTAGATACGGTCGTAATGTTCTTTAGCTGCTGCTTCAGTAAAGGTCCTTTTACCATTATCAGTAACTAGGTCAAATGCTCTGCCACGTGCTTCTGCATGAGCAATCATGGTTTGAGTAAACCCGTCAAGAGCTTGCATAGCACGGTTACCAAAACGAAGCCAAGGATGATTAGCCAAATCATTCATTTCTTGGATGCGTTCTACAGCAATCATCGGTCCTAGGTCACCTTCAGCTTCTTTGGCTACGGCAATCCTTTTCAAGATGTCAATTTGATCTTGGTTTTTGACAAAGATATTTTCACGACCAAGGTCAGCAACATTAGGTTCAGTTGCACTGCGTTTAAATACTTCACCCATATACTTGAGTGATTCATGCAGCACGTCTAAATCCATACCGTACTGGTAGATAGCACGACGCATCTGTTGTCCCTCGCCAAAGCGAAGACCACCAATCATTGCACCAAGTGGCTTCTCAACCAAACCTGCCATGTTACTAACTCCAGCTTTAATTGGAGTAGCAAATGCACTGAGAGTTGAGTTGTAGACGTTAGACCAGAAACCTTGCAAAACTACTGACTGGGTACCAACATCACCATCAATAAGTGCTTTACGGATAGTGCCTGTAGATTCTTTGAGGAACTTGTTTAGTGACGCCATAGTGTTTACCTTTCCATCGGTAAACTCATAGGCCATCAACAAAGCATTAAAATACTCAGGATTTTTTTCTTTGACTTCACGTAACACGTCTGTAGTCATCTTTGCATCCATGCGAATCTTGTCGATAGCACGGAGTGTATCGTTGGATTCTTCTTTCATAATCCGGTCGATACGTGATGCATACGCTTGCTGATTAGCTTTGGATTGAACACTGCCTTCCATCTTAAGGCGGTTCCACATGTTAGTCAGGTTTAGTGCCCGTCCACGTACATATGTAGCCCGTCCACGCATAGCCATCAAATACTCAAGACGATCGATGAGTTGTTCTGATGCGTTGTCAATAGCAGGTGTGCCATCAGTCAGGCGGATACCTTGTGCAGTGTCAGATACTTGTCCAGACAGTGAAGTTGCGAGGTATGTTTCTGCTTTAGCCTGATCCATGTTGACCAGGTCACTCGTATACTTTTTAATTAGTTTGCGGGCAGCTTCCATACCTGTGGAACTGAGTGTAGTTACACCCATTTCACCAGACTTTTCAGTAAGCTCCTTAGTAAACATTGCCTTCATCTGTTCGATGGGCATGTTCCAATACTTCTCTGCCATCTCATCACCAACTTTGGCGATTTCTTTAGCAGTAGCGTAGTCACCATTAGGAAACTTGACGTCAATATCAGTGTCCTTAAGTTGCTCACCAATACCACGCAAGGTGACATTCATGTCGTAATCAAGGTCCAGACCACGTTTAATTAGTCCGTCAGGTAAAAGACTACCGACACGACCATAAATACTGCCGCCGCCATTTGTAGCAACCTGCCAAGCGTCAATAGCTGCAAGGTTGACATCACCATCAACGGATCGTGCAATAATTTCTTGTTCACCATACAGGTCATGGACACCGTAAATAGGCTCTGACAAAGCAAGCTCTACGTCTCCACCTGCTTTTTCTACAGCTTTGTTGTAATTGTATTCACCAATGTTATCAAGAGCATTTACACGCTGTTCTGCAGAAAAGTTGACAGCTTCTTCTGGCGTTAGGTTTTGTTTAGCGTTGTATTTTTCAGTGTAGACACCAGCTTTTTCTGACTTCGGTACGTACGTGGTACGGAGACCACGGACATTCTTAAGCAACTGCAGACCGCCAATCAGTACGTCAGTACCTATACCAAGGTAGACACCTTCAGTAACGTTCTTTGCACGCTTAACATCAGCACCATCAGTAGGTAATGTTGCCAAATCTTCAGGAATCCAGCCATACCAACTAGGCCAATTTTGTTTTAGTGTGCCAGCTAGGTTTTCATCTGTCTGGTTAATTTCAACGGTGTAGTCAACAAAAGCACCAGTGCCTGCGCTGAATGCCATACCACCGATCTTTTTGACCATTGGATCAACAAGGAACTTGGCTTTTTTATATCTGCCAGCTATAGTTGCCGCTTTCGCAGCAAGACCGGCTGAGCCAAGGCCACCTAAACCAACAGTAGGAATAATGATGGATGACAAGTTACGTACAGTTTGAGTGACTTCACTTTCAAACTCAGGTACTTTCGGAATCTCTACACCAGGAACAAGATTTAAAAAATCTACAGCAAAGTCGGTTACACCAACAACTGGAGCTGCAGCTAACTCACCAGCAAATTCAATTGCTGATTGTTCCTCTTGTTCTTCGTCTTCTCTTTGTTCAGTTTCAGCAGCAACCTGTGGGTCAGGTCCTACTGGTTCAGGTGTTTGTTCTTTAGTTGTAGGTTGTTGTGGTGAAGCCGTAGCTTCGGGTTGTGCAGTTTCTTGCTGTTGTTTTGCGAGTTCTTCTTGAGCTTTTTGCTGTTCAATAAACTCGTCATCGATGTCGGGCGTACCCGGCATTCCGCTAAGATAACTATTCATTTTCTAAAGGGTCAAATCCGATCAAAGCATTAGCACGTGCAGACCACTCAGCTTCAGCTTCATCGGTGTATGGAAGGTTAAGTGGTGGGGCAACATCAATAGCTACGCCGCGTGAATGTGCACTACCAGTATCGTTAGGTCGCAAGTAAGATGTCACACGGTAGCCGTTTTGTTCAAACAAAAGCTTTGCAGCAGCAGCTTGTTGTTGAGTTGCAAACTCGTAATGATTATGGTAATTCTTGCCACCATGACCACGAGGTCCGTCACCGTTATCATAGACAATACGTCCGTCAGTTTTGCCACGGATCGTAGGGTCACCACTGACATATTGGACAACTTTGTACATTGACGAACGGACCGGTGCAAATGCTCCAGTTTGAGTGTCTCCAACGTTTGCACGGCCAGTACGTTCTGGTGTGCGGAAGGTGTTGCGGATCGGGCTGTAAGGAGTTATTTCGAATTCACTGTAACGCCTTTTCTGCTCTTTATTAAGTGCGTCTACTTGTAGTGTAAGACTGCCATCTCCAATGTATGGTGCGATGTCATTCAGCACTTGCAATGGGTTACGGTTAGTTGTTTCAGCAACATAAGCAATTACAGGTGGCATATTCCATTGTTTTTCTGTGTAAGTTGTAAGTGCCTTTTCTATTTCCGCATGATTCATTTGTTGTGCAATCAGTTGATAACGCTGTGCAGCTGGTTTCGTGGTATCTTTAAGAATATCTCCAATTTTATTCATTTGTTTAATACCAGTAGTCTGGGCTGCACTTAGCTGTTGCTTCTGCTGTTCGTTTGGTGATTGAATGATAAATTCTTTAAATGCGCCAGTTTCTGTCAAACCCTCTTTTAGAGCGTTTTGAATATCAATATTTACTTTTGACAATGCTTGCTCACGTGCCTTATCGAATGTAGCACCAGGGACTGCTGAAAATTGTTGCAAATAAGTTCTATAGTTTTGCTTGAATTTATTTACTGCTAGGGTGTGGTTAACCTCATTTAATGCTCCAAACGCTCTAACATTGCCAAGAATTTCAGGACTGTTGTTAACAGTGCTTTCAATCATTGACATATGAAGCTGTGTCGTTGTATCTGCAAACAAACTATCAGATTGCTTGGCTAGGTTCATAGCACGATTTAGTGCCTCAGGGCTTTCATAGTGACCACCTAGAGCAATGTCCATGGTCAGACGTCCAGTTTTATACAGCTCGTCGTTAGTAGCCTTTGTTTGACGCCAACGCTGTGCATCAGAAGTGATACGACGTGCATTTTGCAACATCTTAGACTCACGTCCAAAGTAAAGAATAGTGCCACGGCTTTCAATATCTTTGACTTCTGCATCGGTCAAGTCACCGTCACCACCAAGCTTGTTCATTTCATCAACAACCCAAGCATCATATTCAAGCTGCTTTGCTTGTTCCTCTCTGTTAGCGTCTTGGTTTTGTCTAGTAACAATGCTGTTTTCAATGTCTTCTAATTCAGCAGCAAAGGTTGGAAATGATTCACGCAGTGTTTGTCCATTAGAACCACTACCTGGATAATCAAGAATTGAATCGATGACACCAGCTTCGAGAGCATAAGCACCACTTTCTTTTGATTTAGTTTCTAAATACTTACGAAGATCTTCCCGTTTTTGAAAGGAAGGATTTGTACTGTTCCAACGAATTAAACCTGCTACTTGGTCTTGGTTAAAAGCTACAGCAAATGCGTTTTGACGGTCTTGTGTGAGTTCTTTTTCTTGCAGTGCTCGTCTGTCTTTAAGAAAAAGGTTACGACGGTTACCGACCAATTCGTCTAGTTTCGCGTAGACACCAGCACCTGCAAGAACTTCAGGACGTGCTTGACCTACAAAGTTGACCTCCATAAACTCACGCTTTGCTTCAGTCAAGAAAGCGTCAAAGTCAGTGATGGGTGCGTTTTGTTCTAGCTCTTTAGCACGGATCTTTTGCTCGAGAAAATCTGGAAATTTGTTTAGGCTGTTTTGAAATAACTGTTTATGCTGTACCCAACGTTTTGTGTTCCGGTTTTGGTAGACCGCAAACATGCCATCAATAAGGCTAGTGTCAGCATCAGGTCCAAACATTTCTTGGACACTGTCTTGTGCAGCAAACTCTGAACGTGTTAGATTGTCGTCCATTTTTTGGTACGACACCATTTGATCATAAGTTACACCAGTCCTTGAAATGACGTCATGAGCAGCAGCAACCTTTTTCTCCTCTTGCTCCTGCATGTAGTCACCAAGCATACTAAAAGCAGTTTGGCTAAAAGCACTAATGTTGGCTAGATCAGTTTGTCTTGACTTGTTTTCAGCATCCAGATTATCCATCTGAATTTTGTAGTCACGATCCAACGCATCCTTATAGGATTGCCGTTGCAATGACTGCATTCGGTAGTTGGTTTCGCGGTTAGCGTCTTCAGCAGAGTTGACTAGGCGTTGTGCACGCAAGTAAATCTGTTCGTTTTCTTTTGCGAATTCACGAGCACGTTGTACACCACGAACTTGTTTTTCTGTTTGTCGCTCAATCTTAGCCGTTTGGTCTGGAACCCGAATTTGAAATTCACTAAAACTTCCCGGCTTAGAGTATGTCTTGTAATTTTTAGGCATAGTTGAAAGTTTTATTTGGTGAATCCAACAACTTGTGAAGCAATTTGCATGCTATTACGGAAGAAAGCACCGGCCAAGTTAGCTTGATAAGGAATGCTCTTCATTGGTTTAGGACCTTGCTTCGGCTTGTAAATGTCTTGGTATTGTGGGAACGGCAGTGCAAGTGGCTTAGGCAGCGGTGGTGAGATTTGTGGTTTCAGCATAATGTTAGCCTCAGCGTCTATGTCAGCCTGCAGCCTTTGCATTGCAATTTGACTTCGGTTTAAACTGTCAGCAGCGACTAGGTTGTTTTCACTCAATTCAAGTGCAAGATTGTCCTGCATATTTTGCTGACGTGCAACCAAAAGGTCCATATCAACCTGCCCTGTATCCATCATCAGTTCATTGACAATGTCACTCTCTACAGCGTTAGCTTCAGCTTGAATAGCATTAAGACTTTTAGCAGCAGCCCGTCCAGCTTGTCCACGTGCAGCAGCTTGACCTTTAGCTTTGAGAGCAGAGATACCAGCTGTACGCAGTTGAGAAGTAGCCCCTGCTTTAAGTTTTTTCTTTTTGAGCATCAGACCATGTGCCTGAGCTGTGTAGTTAAGAAGAGTCTCTTGACCACTTAGCTCTAGCTCAATCTGCTGCTCCATCAAATTACGGTCTGCCTGAAGATTAGCAAACTCACTAGCAATAAAATTAAAACCTTTTTGTTGAACAGCTTGCTCAACGGATTGGTTGTAAGACCGCATATCTTGAGAAAACTCAAAATCACGGATTGCCATTTTAGTATTCCAATCCTGCTGACGGTTGTTGGCTTGGAATTGAAGATCGCGCCTCAGATTTTTTTTAGAAATCTTTTGCCCTTTTACTTCGTGCTCAAACCTACGCTCTAGCTCTTCACCTTCATATGCATAGACCTCTTTGTTATATTTATTAGTTTCCTTTGCTACTTTTTTTGCGTGTGCGTTTTGTGTAGATGCACCACCTGTAAAAATGTCGCCAATAGTCTTAAATATATTTAGCTCTAAACCAGACTCTTCAAGCTGTTGATCCAGTATATTTTGTTTTGGGTTAAACATCAAGCCCTCCTATAGAATCGCGGTGTATATTGTCCTTCCCACATCATCGCATTAACGGCAACTGGAAAAGGTGAGTTATTGAACATTTTTAGTCTAAAGTTTTCAGTGCGTTGATGGATGGGGATAGTAAATACAGTTTCGTTATTAAGAGGTACGTCGTTAGCAAGATACTGGTTTGCTTCTGCTACAGGTTGAATGTCAAACCATTCATCAATGTAAAACTTGATAGCAGCGTTGTTAGCGGGTGCTGTGGTTAAGACAATAGTTGTGTCGTTAGTAAAGGTAAAACCCGTCTCATTGACACCGTTGACACTGACTTTAACATCAGACCTGTCAGCAAACTTTAGATCACGTTTGTTAAAAGTGTAGGTAGTGGTAGAACCATCACCAGTAAACTCAACACTATATGGCAATCTGCCTTGTTGTTTAACTTTGAAACTCATCATACCTGACAAACCAACTGCAAACTTCATACGTGCAATAGTAAGATTAGCTGTAAAATCTGTAATTCTATTGTCAGGTCGGTAGTATGTACGAGGTAGCTCTACATCAAAATTATACTTAAATCCAACAATAACATCACCAGCAACGTCAAGAGCGTCTTCACCAGATGCTGTCAAATTTTTGTTGGGAATAATAAAGAAAGTTTCAGTGCTGGGGGAGTTGGGACCATTTGTATCAGACGCACGTTCAGGTGTAAGGGTGAAGCCTGACTCGACAAATGTACCACTACTTGTATCGCCTTTAATTACAATGATAGGTGTCAAAGACGAAACGTCATTGTACGGTATGTAGCATTTAGTCTGGTCATTAACAGAATCGTAAACAACTGCATTAGATGCAATGTTTTTGTACAGGTCAATAGAAGGGTTGACCTTTTCACCTTCGTTGTTGACGATAATAGCTTGTTCAGGACTTTGGCTAAGTGCAGCTTTGAGCAGTGTAAACTGGTTACCCTGTTTAGTCACTGCGTACATAATGTCAGAATCAGGTGCAAGGAACTGAACAGTACCTGGCATTAACCAACTGACCCACGATTGCATTAGGTTGGTTTGCCCATCGTTGTAGTAACGGAACAGAAACACTTCATTAAGGCTTTGACCACTTAAAGCAATCAAAGAGTTTTGAGGACTAGAAACCATCAAATCAATGCTTGGTGAAATCCATTCTTTTACGACACGAGAAGTGTCCAAAACTTGTGGGTTTTCTTGCTGACCACGTGTAACCATGCTGAACACACGGCTATAACCAGGTGTCTTGCTAACAAAGTTGATGTTACTACCAACGTCCACAGGATGGATATTACGATCCATCTGGTAGTTAGAAAGCGTTCTAATTGTTGCCAATCCAGGTGTCAACACACCGGTATCAGAAAACAAAATAAATTGTTGATTCTCACTAAACAACACAACACCCTGAGCTGTAGGAATTACAGCACTTAGCGACGTAGGTCGAATAGAAGAACAACTAATGTCAATAGGGTCAGAATCAATAACAGTCTGAGCGGTGGTAAAAAAGAAGTTATAAAAATCACCTGATCGACTTAGAATGACATTGTCACCAGAAATAAAGCCAAGGCGATTGTTATGAAAGAACCCACCTGTAATTTTATTAGCTACAAAACTAGGCTGTGAATTAGTTTCGTCGTCACCTACTTGCCTGTCAACATAATTAATTTCTCTAAATATAAACGTGTTAGTAGCTGTGTTGACAAGTTCATGTGGCATTGTGGAATTGTCAAGTCCAATTGAAACTGTTGGATTGATTGTCTCTTCCCAAAACCCTTCACCGCCAACACCATTGTGTGCTACAAATTTCACCCAATAGTCAGCATCATTTGCACCAGTCAGTACAACTTTAATAATTCTTCCATGCCTAGATTGGACAGGAAGGTCACTAATGTTTGTAACCTTATCTTCTATTGCTACTAAGTCAAGGTTATTAATACCGCCTTCTGCATGAATGCCCATGTCAGCAGTGTGGACAAGCTCTAGCTCGTTTGCAAATTTAGTAACAGTAATACCAGCATGGCTGCCAGTCATTGATTCAATGTCTGACTTGATTGCATTAAGAACTTCAGTGGAATCACTAGAACTACTTGCAGTAAATGTTGCTGTTTGCGTAGAACCACCAACAGTGATGTCAACTGTATAAACAGCGCCGTTTATAACAGTACCAAGCACCAAAGACACTGACCTAAGTGGATTATAGGATGAGTCAGAAACAGCAGTGTCAGCAATTACGTTGTCTTTGCTGTTAATAATAATACTGGTGTCCTGGACAGTAATGATTTCATAATTATCTTTAGTCCCGTCTAGGTATCCAGTGCCGTTAGGAAACGTGACTGTAGCTGCAGTGCCAGTTAATGCGTTCCAAATGTCAATGTCAGTACCTTTGATTACACCAATGTACTCTTCATCATCGTCACGTTTAATGTAAAACCATTTACCACCATCGTATGTAGTACCAGTACCTAGGTTAAGAATGTGCTCAAAACCAGGTCGCTTAGTCAATCCATATGTAGCATCAGGAAATCCGTTGTAGCACTCACGGACTTGACCTGGCAGCATTTTATTATCTGATTGTTTGGACACGCCACCAAGGTAGGTTCCGATCCGCTGAGTGACTGATGCCATTTATCGATAAAGTGCGTTGTAAGGTTGATAGCTTTGGTAACGATTGGTTTCTCCAGAATGTCCAAAGAACGTATAGTCACCTTGATTGCATTCATATTCCATAGCCATAGCCCTGGTAAATGCTTCTTTTTGTTGAAGGATTTGATATTGATTTGCGTCACCAACAATTCGACTTGACGTAATCGATGCAGCACGTGCAGTAATAAAATCTGCAATAGGTTTAGGCAGATCTACCCAATCAAATAGCCAGACAATGTCACACTCAATGTCTTTCGTGAATGTGTATGTGTGATGTGCCTTGTCGTATAGCTTACCGCTACGACGAATAACGTCAAGTTCTACGTTGGCTGCGTTAGTGGTTGTATCAATCTGCAGAATATTATTGGGAATGGCAATTTCGTTGTCATTATTACGAGTCATTTTATAATGACCCTCTTTGTTAAATGTCCATCCCTCCGCCTGTACTTCCCGTGAGACTTCAAGCAAAGTCTGATAGGCAATCGCAACGTCCGGGTTGGTTTGATCTAGGGTAGTCACAGGCGCTTGACCACATGACTGCAGAATTTGATTCACAGCGGAAAGTTCTTGCTGCGAGTTAGTGGTAGGAAAAGCCATATAAAAATAAAAAAAGGGACCCCGGAGGATCCCTGTATAAGTTGATTTAAATAATCAGAATGCAGCAGGTGCAGAAGCGGTACCAGCGTACAGCTCCACAGCACATGCAGGGTTCAGGTAGTCAGAGCCCATGGCAAGACGACCCAGGATTACGTCACCTTGGTAGACCACGGAGACGTCACCACTGGTGACCTGGACCTGAGGACCAATTGCTTCCACGCAGCCAGCGGCTTCACGTTGGAAAATAATTCCACAGGAATTAGCGAATTCGGTTTCTTCACCGTACTCGTTGTTGATGCCGGTGACATCGTTAGCAGCATCTTCCAAAGCTTCACCAACGAAGGAGCCGGTGTTACCAGGAGAAGTGGTGCCAGGGTTAGTCGCAGAACCAGTACCGTACTTGGTGCCATACTGGCTAAAGAACGGAATGTTCATGGACTTGTAGATCTTGATACCAGCAATCTCAACAATGCCCTGGCCGCTTTGCAGCGCAGCGCCTTGCTCGTCGCGGTTGATCAGACCGTTGTTACCGACCTCTTGGATCAGTGCATAGTATTGGCGAGGGTTCAAAACACCCACGCGACCTTCAGAAGACACACCCTTTTCGTCCATCGCAGCAGCGGCGTCGAAGAAAGCGGTGGTCAGGTTTTGAGCATTGTAAGCATCAGAAGCGTTAGCAGTGGTGCCAACACGAATCTGGGTGCCGCCGGGCTCAACAAAACTAGACTTGGTAACCGGGGATGCAGCACGTGCGCCACGGGTGACAGCACGGAAGATAAGACGGTCATACTTTTGGGCCAAAGCGTAGCCGATCTTACGGCTAATCTCAGAACGCAAATCGTAGTGAGACAGAGTCTCGTCAAGATCATACACGAAAGCCGAGCTGATGAGCAGATCGTCAACCGTGATGGTCTTTTCAGCCACCGGAGGTGCACCGTCGGAGTTACCGAGGATAGCGTTTCCGGGGGTGTGGAATTCAGCAGTTGTGCGTCCCGTGTAGATGAACTGCATAGACTTGCCGTTCTTCAGGGTGCGCTTCATGACCAGGTCACGAGCGATTGCATTGTACTGGAAACCTTTGAACATTTCTCCACTGAACAGTTTCAAGTAGAGAGCGCGGGCGTCTCCCGCGGAGTTTGATTGACCAGCCCTAGTTAGGGAAGTGGTCAGATCAGAAGACTGATGTGCCATTTGTTAGGTAATAATAGTTGTGTATAAACAGTCTCCAAACGTTTGGAAAAATTTTTGTGGTCTATCCCACCGTCTAGACGGCGAAGGGTGTCTTCCGTAGAAGGCCAACGCCAATGCAAGGGAGGTCCGACTTTGAGGTGCCTCCCAAGCTTTTTACAAAAGTCCTTTAAGACACTTCTTTTGTTTGCGACATTGTGGTTTTTTGTCACCACAGTGACCACAACGATTGAAAACTACATCACCAGAATCAGGAGTCATCTTAGTGATAGCAGCCTTAGCAACCTTAGATTGATGTGGCATAATAAATTTTTAGTTATGTGCAGTTTGCAATGGTGCGCTTAAGGATGTAAGAAACGCCCCGATACTTTAAGACAATTTCTTTTTGCTTGGCTTGCTGTTCACGGATGCGCTGACGGATTTCGATTTGAGACATGATTAGTTCAGAAAAAACCTACCCCCCGTTCCATGGTTAGGTTGCCTGCGTCCCAATAATGGGATGAACGTACGGCTTGACTTTAATCAGAACTCGTAAACAAATCCAATTTTAGTGCCAAAGAGATTGTCAATATCTGAGGTCATAAAAGATGCCTCAGCATATGCGGACACACTATCGAAGAGATCGGCCGATCCTCCAACTTTGCCTGACAATTCAAGCTCAGTGTCACCATTATCAGGGGCAACGATTGCAGGCCCTGCCTGAATATACCAGTTGTCCTTTTTGTAACCAACGTGGTTGTCGATGACAGTGACACCATAATCAGAACCGGCAAAACTAGAGTTGGCTTCGACGTTCAAATATGGTCCTGCAGTGGCAGGAGCTGTAACAGCAATAAGTGCTGCGGGAAGGAAAGCAATGGGTTTCATGTTAAGCGTAGCGTTTTTTAGCGGTTTTGGCAGCACGTTTGAAGTTGCTGGCAGTCGGTGCTTTTTTAGAGCCCGGCGTCCTCATCTTCTCCCCACTGCCTGCGGCGATACGACGCCGCTTAGCGTGGATGTTAGCGTAGAGTCCAGGTTTAGCCATACTTTTTTTTAGATTTCTTTTTTGCTAAAGGAAGCTGTGGTCCTGTCCGACGAAGAAAAGTATCTTTTTCGTTAGAGTTGTCAGTGCTTTTGCCTTTGTTGTAGATCTTCTGTTTCTTCTGTGCACCTTTGTGGCCTGGGCCAATATCAAAGGACTGTGAAACAAAATTACTATTAAAAGCTTTTTGGTCAACGCGATGCTTTTTCATCAGCCCATACCCCGACGACGGCGTAGTGCTTTAAAGTCAGCACCGTCAATCTTCATTTTGTTGCCAGCCATGCCAGCAATCTTCTGTTGCTTAGTTGACAGTTTTTTATTTTTCTTTTTAGGGCGACCCACTTTGGAGCCGTATGTTCCAGGTCCGTCAGGCATAGTTAAAAATCAATGTCAGATAGTTCGAGCTTACGCATAATGTCGTTCCTGTATGCAGCGTCACGCTCGTAACGAGGATCGTTCATAGCATTGACAAGTTCAGCTTGACTACGGAAACTATCAGCAGAATCCGTGGCAGCACGTCCTTGTATCAGCTCGCCTTCAGTACCGATTGAATCTTGGTACCGAAGGGCGAGTGCTTGGATGGCAAAGAAAGCAGCTTCAGTGTTTCCACTGTCCATAATCGCATCATACATATTAATCTCTTGTTCGGAAAAATTATCTTTTGCCCAACCAAGTAGATTACCGTATTGCTGGTCACCACCGACCATGCCTTTAAGCTGCGTTGCAGTCTCTTCGGTCATAGGTTCAGCTGCATTTTCTTCCATCTGACGACGGTAGTCAAGGTGCATTTGTGCCAGTTCAGTTGGATCTGCATTACTAATTTCGTCCAGGATGTCATCACTAAACTCGTTGTTTAGCTCACCTTCCCAAAGACGATCAAACAAATCACTGTCGATTTCTTCAGTCTGCTGCTCATCTTCTACTTGTTCTTCTGACTCTTCATCATCAGTACCAAGTTTTTTTTGCAGTTCAAGGTATGCAGACTCAAGTTCTTCTGCGTTCTTATATTTGCCAGCCAGCATTTGTTCATGCTGTGCCTCTAGTTCTTCGCCTACTTGTAGAGATTCTTGTTCATCTGCATTAAGTTCACCCGGACCATTTTCTTCCGGGATCATAGACATTACTTCAGCCATAGTTAGGTGGGTAGATCTTCTTCAGGTGGTTGTTGTGCTGCTTGTGGATTCTTTGTTGGATCCATCATTGGCGTTTTCATTGCATCAACGCTAAGCTTCTGTTGTTCAAGAAGCATTTGTTGTTGCATTGCTTGCTGACGTTCACCTTGTACTTCTGCCATAGAACGTACAAGATTCAGTACATCAATACCTTGCGATGCAGCTAAACGTTTGATGACTTCATCAGTGTTAATAAATTGTGCAATAGCCTCAGGTCCTACAGTCTGTGCCAGTGTTGTCAAGAACGAACCAAGGCTTTCACGATCTTGGCCGCGGCCTAGTGCATTGACACCTGCAACAATAGTAGGTTTGACAATGTTTTTAGGAATGCGTGGGATTTCACCCTTACGCTGTGCTTCACTAAGTTTACGATTTAGGTACGGAACAAGGAAATCAACAGTCAGCAAACTGAACAGTCCACCAAGTTGTTTTTCCAATTCCATTTGTGTCATACGTACTTCTTCTGCAGTTGTACGTTCTGACTGTCTGACGTTAAGAATTAGAAACGCTTCACTAAGACGACGTTCTAATACTTGTGTCATTTCAAATGCAGTTCGGAAGTCTGCAGTCTTACCAACTTGCACAACACCTACATCATCAGGACGACCCTGAATGATTGCACCGTTACCTGCAGCAGCAAGGGTGCTAGGTTTAGTTGTACTAGAAGGGCTGACAGTAAATACAACCTTAGCGGCTGCTGCACTGCCTTCTACCAAAGCTTGGCTAAGACCTTCCAACGATTTAAGGTCACCAATAAATTGACCAACTCTGCCACGTCCATAGCTTTCACCATCGACTGTGTTGAATCTAAGGGCAATCCAAGGCGTGTTGTTGAGTGGTGATTTACCTTGTGAACCTTTAATGATTTTGTCAGATACCTCTTGGTGCCAAACAAAACGGTTGTTGTCACGCTTGACATGTGTGTAGACATCAATGTCATCAGCGTATGATCCATCTTCACTAACACTTTTTCTGTCAGCAAAAAAATCTTTAGGTAATTGATCCCGAAGGATTTGTTTTGAAATACGTTCTTTTGTAATTATTTCAACTACTTGACCGTTGCCGTCCCGATCCACAACGTAGCGATTCAAAGGATAGACTTTTAATCCATTCTTGCTCATAAAGATCATAGCGTTTCCTGCTACAACCAAATGCAACAAAGCCTGATGCACCGCAACACGGTCATCAGACGCTGCAATTGATTCAAGAATAATACGCTCAATCTTTGCAAAAGACAAATCAAGTTCGGATTTAACTTGTGGTCCGAAGTCTCGACCCAGCTGACTTTCATCAAGCTGCAATTTAAAGAAACTGGTTTGTACAGGGAGTAGAGCCAACATCAACGCAGATGCCAGCGCAACACAACCCTTCGCCCCAACGCTTTGGTAAGGTGTCTTAAGTTGTTTCATGCCCATGGTATATTCTTCATGACCACGAATCAAGTATGGAAGTGTCAGTTCTGATGCTTGACGTGCTTCTTCAAGAAACTGGGAACGATCGCTAGTTAAATAATCATATCGTGTACGTGCTGACATTATACATTGAGTGAAGAAATTTTCATGAAGCGATCACCAGCCCGACCAAAGGTGCCACGAAGACCTCCACGTTGCAGTTGCTGCTGAGTTGCACCACCAGTACCACGATTAGCAAACCTAATTCCCTCTACTTGCTGACGTGGACCCTGTGCTGCCAAAGCCTGCTGGAAAGAACCTTGCATTTCTTGCATCGCTGCTGCGGATGCAGCACGTTCTTGCTCCATCTGTGATTGCAAAGTTCCTAGTTGATTTTGGAAACCAGCAGTCAAACCAGCTATTTGACTATTAAGGTTACCAATTTGACTTTCAAAACCACTAGTATCAAACGCCGGTTGTTGTTGCTCCGCCGGTTGTTGTTGCTCGTTTTGTGGTATGTACTCTGGAATATTTGATGTAACAGTATTCCCATCCTGTTTTGATTTTGATCGTTTTTTAGTTTGTGACTTACTTGGTTGACTGCTGGGTTGATTGGCTAGTGCACGTGCTGCACTACCTTTAATTTTTAGTGGTTCAAATGTAGGTCTTGAAGCAGCAGGATTCCTAACCTGAGTTCGATTAGATCTACTATCAAACCCTCTAGCTGCTTCTCTGTAATCACCGATGTTTTGGTTCTGAATTGCTAGAAGACTGATACCTTTTTTTGCAGCTTTCTGACCTTCTTCTTGACTAATCTTACCGTCTGAACTAATCTTGCTGATAAATTTCTGACGCTTGTATTTTTTTGGGTCACTTTTTTTGAGACTTTTACTTTTCTGTGTCCGCTGATAGTCAGCAATTATGTTGTTAGATGAGTAACGGGTTTTTTTAGCCATTAGTTTTCCTCCATGTATTGAATGATCCACTCAACAACACTGCGTTGACCAGATCTGTACATAATTTTTTCTATTGTATCGTCAGGTGTTGGATTAGTAGGTGGGAAAGATTCCTCAAGTGCATGGACAAGACCCTGGGAGTTCATCCCCAGGACTTCAAGCATATTGGGGGAGGTCATTGTTGCTATGTTCAAAGAAAGCTGGAACTCGTGATGCTCGTGTAAAAGTAAGCTCAGGAGCTTTGCCCTCATACATCAGACGATCGCTAGAATCCAGCCAAAATTTTTTGTTTAAATATTTATCAGGGTTTGTTGCAGACAGCGGCTGCAGAACCCAGTTTATAGTTGCCTTCCTGAGACGATCAAGAGAAGGACTGATGTTATACCCCAGCTCGCTATGAACCAAACTATTGGCAGCCACGTGAATTTGTTCATCTCTGCTTATGTCTGCGGAAACTGTTCGCATTCCAGGGTCACCAACAGCGCGGAAGAGTGGTAGAAGAACGAAGAAAATTGCACGCTCAGCGACCATGGCCTTAGTGATCGTATGATCTGGATGCGCTGTCCAAGCATCACGTAACCGTAACGCTTCGGTCTCAGCTTTTTCATTAACCCCGTGAGCATTGGCAATGTAATTAAGTGCGAGATCATGTTTTTCCTCGTCTTTGACGTTGGAGAGTAGAAGTTCACGCGCCAACGACGGTACTTCGGTAGCAAGAGCTTCATTGATAAACTCTCCCACAGGCAGTTCCATATGTCTGATGGCAAGGGCACGTTGTAATACTTCTTGTGCCCCCTCCTTTACTGTACCAGCAGTCGTCTGTACTGGTGTCCATGTTCTTTTTCGTTCGATTAGTTTTTGATACGGGTTCATTCTTGACAGTCACATTGTGGTTCATTAGATGACTCCATAAATAGGTCTTCAAGATAATCGTCAATGTCTCCCTGCAAAGCAGCATAGACATCTGATTTGTCTTGTGTGTCCCCCATTACTTGGAGTGAATAGTAAAGGGAGGTTTGCGAGGAATCTAACCACTCTTCAATAAAGGCTTCGTCATATGTAACGACATCACTCCAACTGTTGAAGCTATACCCGTGAAGAAGTCCCGTACGGTCAAGCAAAGACATGATGCCATCAGCAACACGTTTATAGTTTACCCAACCAACTTCTGAACAAATTTCTACATCACCATATTCATATGTTTGGACACCGAAAGTGCCACTATCTCTGTCTACTGTACGTCCAACAGGCGGGGCGATTTCTGGTGTGCAAGTATAACCATCAAGATCCTTGCTTCGATAACTGCAGGAGGCAGTAGGTGCAATAGCAAAGGCGCGTACCATATTATGAGACCTAGCCATTGCTGCGGCAGACTCGATACCAACGACAAACTTAGAAACCAATTCATAGGCTGGTGTGCGTACCACTTCGCCTGCATTGTGCTGCTCCAAAGCAATGCCAAATTGCTCATAGGTTACTCCGTACCGCCGTAGGAGATTTGCCAGTCCAAGCATCCCAAGTCCGACTTGTCGGTCTGTTTCTGACGGTAGATATTCTCCTGAATCGCCAACGCCAGTTCTAGCATGGAGGGTACACAGCTCCGACATGCCCTGAACAAAAGCTCCTGGGATTTCGTCGAACTCACAGGCACCGAGATTGACGTGCTGCAGCAAGCATGTTCCGCGTGAGGGCAAATACACTTCCAAACAGACGTTGCCTCGGATCCGTGTTCCTTCTTTGTCATACTTTACTTTGTTTAACCATACATCTCCAGACTTAATAGCGAAGAGAAGTTTATCTTTAAATGTACATTCTTGCCACCATTCATCAGTAATGTTGATACATCGCTTGACCCAAGGCAACTCTGATCGTGAGACAGTAATGAACTCAAGAGCATCACTGTGCCGGAGATCGAGGTGGCACACTATCGCGCCATTACGGTAGGTGCCCCCCCTCCTCAGGATCTCATTTAAGGTGCTGTAGATTTTGGCGAATGATACTGGTCCGCTTGCAACAAGCTTGTCATTTCCTTTTGTTGATTCCGTTCCTTTGGGTCGCAGTTCCGACAAGTGGACCGCGCAGCCTGCTCCATTTCGTAAAGCATAAGAAGCAAATCTCCAGCTTGCTTCGATTCCATCAGTTCCCTCCATAGAATCTTGGACGACAAAAACCGTGCACGACACCGGCAACCTAGACGTTGGGTTATCCAACCAAGATTGGACACGTCCCGTGCGAGAAATAAGTGAGGTGGTCATTCGATAATAAGATCTTGCAAATTAGGTTCTTTATAATTTGGTCCTTTTAGGACCTTCCCGTCAGGACGGTAGATTGGTTTGCCGTGCTCATCAAGTTTTGACATGTTTGAATCATGGATGCGGCACATTGCTTCGTCAAGATCCCATTCTTGTGATGCAGCAAATTGGTAGCAAACATATACAAGGTCTGCTAGTTCTTTCAGTTGCTCACAATCATCTTTCATGTGGTAAGCTTCATGGAATTCAGACCATTCTTCATCGATCAAAGATTTCTGAATCGAACGCTGTTCTTTCCCAGTCATCAAAATATATGCTGAGCGGAACTGTTCGGCCATCGTCATCAGGCTGCGATGAATGTAAGAGTTCATTTTCAAGGTAGTGGATAGCTTTTTTAAGGTCTTCAACCTTTGTGTCAGGACTTTTGTAACCGGCACGGCAAATATATTTAATAGCATTGCCGAGATGGTAACTGAGTTGTTGATCGCGGATAAAATCCCATACCTCTATGCTTCCTCGGATGTAGTGAGAAGGGGACGGCTGGGCCATTTTTTAACTAGGTTGGTAACAGTGTTTGCAAGGCAGAAGTTCTGCTTTTGCAGGGCAAGGTAAACAGTAATAATATCTTTTTTGTCAGCGTTTTTTAACAAGTCTTCAATCTGTCGAAGCTTGAACTGTTGCTCCATCGTCAGTTCGATTACTGGCGGTGGCGGGTAGCCATGGTATGACTCGTTCATTGATGGCGTCATAGTCAGTATGTTGTAAGATTTTTGCAAGACGTGCATTCATCAAAGCTGTTTCTTCACCCAATTCTTTGGACTCAAAAGCTTTGACAACTGTGTCCCATGTGTAACCATCTTTGTCTAACAAAGCAATAGCACGTTTAACGCCAATACCAGGAACGCCGCCATATCCATCTGTTTGGTCACCGGCAAGTGTTTGAATCAAATGCCAACGCATACCTTCCTCCTCTGTAACGTCAATGGTTTCATCAAGGTTGTATAGTTTGCCAGGGATTTGACGCATGTCTTTGTCTGGGCTGACAATGATGTTGCCAGGTTCAAAGGTTGCGTAGATACCCATAGCATCGTCGGCTTCTAGTTCAGGAATGCGAACTACTTTGTAACGTTGATCAAGTTTGTTGATAACTCGCCTATAACCACAAGGCTTTTTTCGATTACGGTGACCCTTGTAATCTGGGTAAATTTTTTTTCTAAAATTCTTAGAGTCACTAAAAAACAGAATCACTTCTGGCGTGTCCCACATAAAGTGCTGTTTGATCTTTGTCAGTTCACGCTCAACACTTTTCAGTGCTTCACTAAACCTGCTGATGACAACAATAACGTCGTCACCCCAATCAATTTCATCCTCTGCTGCAGCACAGCATTTGTAGACAATAAAGTCAGCGTCAACTAGCAGTTTCATTTTTTAGAGTGGTACCAGGCAAAGAATTCGTCGCACTTAGCACGGCGACGTTCGTGCATGTAGGGATAGAAACGGATGATCAAATCGTGAATGTCTTTACGTCGGTGCAAAGACCAAAGACCATGAGGTTTGTGGTGTTCTTTGTCTGAAGGATATTTACGAAGACCACTAACTTTTCCGACGCAATTGATAGCTTCGTAAAATGACCACAGAACATCCATGTCAGTCATTTTAACTTTCATCTCCCAACAATCACTTGATTTTTTATAAGTGAGACAACCTTCACCTTCGAAGATTCCGATAGCCCAGG